CTCTTCGTCCCCACTTAGCGGCTTGATTTTGTGCAGCAATTCGATTAAACATTCCTCGTTCACCTGATTTAGACTTGACCAAAGATAACCATTCTTCCATGAAAGTCTCACTGTCAGGTGTTTCTGTGTAGGCAACGGAGTTATTTGCAAGACCTCTATAAGGGTAGTTTTCTGGTTCATACCATGCTCCCATTTTAGCTTCACGCATTCTGCGATCAGTCAAGTTTGATAAAGAGATAAGAGCAGATCGTCTGACACCACCGACCACAACGATCTGTCCTATCATACACATAATGTCATGTACTTCGATAGACGAAAGCTTACGACCTTTAGCCTGTTTGAAAGTTTCTATTACAAAATCAAATAGTTGTTTCAGTGGTTCTGGTCCACTTGCTCTTCCTCCAAAGGTCTTGAGGCGAGCACCTGCAGGTCTTACTTTAGAAAAGTCAAAGTTAGGTATATCACCCTCATATAGATGAGAAATTAACTTTTTAAAGGCTTTAGCCCATCCTAACTTGCTGTCTTCGACTACAATAACATCATCACATAACTCTACTTTTTCTGGTACTTCTGGTAGTCTGTTGATCTCTTGTCGTTCACAACTAAAGCCTACACCTGTACCATTCATTAAAATGTATAGAGCTTCTGAAAAAGCTCGTTTGTTATTAACAGCTAAGTAACTACAGTTATATGCTGCTATATTATCTCGTTCACATGCCTCACCTGCTGTCATTAGTAAACGCATAGAAGGCATTACTTCTAGATTAAGTACTGCTGTACGCAGTTTTTCAATGTCTTTTTCTAGTGTAGGTGTTTTAGTTTTAAGGTACGTAATTAGTCTGTCAACTGTTTCATCCCATGTCTCTCTTCTGTTTTTTTCTGGTATATATCTAGCATATCTTGATGAGTGTATTACTTGTTGGTATAAAGTAGGTAACTCTTTACTTGTCATCGTAGTCATAAAAATCAAACCCTTCTTTGTTATCATTAATTAATTCTCGAAGAATATCTTGATGTTCTTCTATCCTGTCTAAGAACTTATTAACTATATCTTCAGCATTAAGCCCAAGGGTTTCTACTAAAGTAACTTCATCTACATTATATAATTCTTCTATAAGTTCTGAAAACGTAAGCATTATTTCTTCTCTTCTTTCTTTGTATCTTCTTTTTTATTTCTAAAGATTCTATCAAAGTTCTCTTCAAACTTTTTATTATTAGCTTTAGAATTAAACTTAGCTTGTTCAAACTGTGTCATTATTTAACTCCTTTAGCATCTCAATAAAGTGTATTGCTTTATCTAGATCTTGTACTCCACCTTTATCTCGCCATCTGCACAAGTATTTAATTGCACATCCTTCGATAAAAGGTATGTTGTTTTTGTATATAAACTCTGTAGGTTGTATAACAAATTTAGAGTAATGCTTACCACCTACTTGTTTTTTCAAAGCTTGTACCATTAGTATATCACCTTTTTCTTCTTTTGTCAAGAGAATAGTTTTTATTTACGTAATTTAATGAGACTGCCATTTCATCAAAGCTACCATTGTTTACCTCATGTAGTACATAGAAGCCTCTCCAATGTTGATTACCTTGTATATTTAAATAGTCTTCATTGTGTTCATAGCAACTACCTGCTATAATAGCTGTGATTTCAGAACCATCTGCTTTTCTAGCATAGGCAATTTGTCTACCTTGTTGATGTCCTGCGAAACATGACATGTGTTTTTTGTTGAGTAAAGCCTGTGCTGATGTAACTGGTCTGCCCATGACACCACTAGCAAAATAATGAGAGTAAGCAATACCATCAACCACAACCACGTCAAGAAAATCATACACTTCCCAACCATACTGTTCATAATTTAAGTCCTCTATACTGATTAGATCTTCTAACTTACGATCATATTCTACTGCTCGTGTTATACGATCCTCATGATTACCTAGAGTTAGTATCATTCTAGGCTTGTAAACTTTCTTTTTAAGCTTACGCTGCTTTTCTTGGAACTTATGTAATGGACCAAGCAAAGCTTCCATACCTTTATGTACTGCACGTACATCTGCTTTGTATGTTCTACCTTCAAATGATTTCTTACCTGTATCATATGAAGATAGACTAGGCATATCAGCAAAGTCACCTATACAGACTATGACCTCTGGTAGTTTCTCTACTATATATCTACCTATGTTTTCTAAATATTTAACTGATTGATTAGGTTTAACCTGACAATCTGGTATAACTAAATGTTTCATTGTAACGTACTCCCTTCATCCATACCTTGGATTTGTAATTCAGCATCACCTTCACTTACTTTGATGATACCATGTCGAATTAGATCTTGTATAGCATAATCCATTAAGAACTCAGCTTCATCTTCTGATACGGAAAAGTCAAAGTCATAAGATCCATCATCGTTTTTTCTTAAGTTTTTTAAAATCATTTATCCAATCCTCTCTATAGTCTAGCCATAAGAAACCATTCTTTTCTGCCCACATAGCATATGTAGTTTTACTTCGTTTAGTTATCTTATTGCCTGCGTTCATAAATAAAAAGACTATCGTTATATGTGGATTAGATTCTTTAAACCACACCATCTTTTGTCTTGTTGCTAAGTCTAGTTTGCCCTTAGCTTCTATGTAAATATTAGGTCCCATTTTAAAGTCAGGGATATATTTACGATGTATTACTGGTTGTATATAGTCATGTTTATCAGGTTCGTACTTACATGACTTGTAATGTTTACGAAGTTCTTTCCATACTGCTGCTTCAAACTTGCTCTTGAATGTTGGCATAGCGTTCCTTGTATTTCTGTCTATCATTACGAAGGATCCATAAACAACTAGCGTTCATTAAGAACTCTTCATCATTACCATAGGCATTACGTACTATGTTAATCATTTCTTTTTCTGATTGAGCGTGTTCCAATAAGACTTTTGCCTTCTTGTCACCCATACCTTCAATGCCTTTAATATTGTCACTACGATCTCCTTTAATACACTGTTCGTAAAACAGACGAAGACCTTCTAACTCTGATTGCTCAGTAAATATATCAGGTCTTGTCCATCCTTTACCATTAATTTCCCAAGAGAAGTGTCGACCTGGTATTTGTAATAAGTCTTTATCTAAACTGCATATGATAGTATCATCAGTTTGATAGATACCTAACATATCATCTGCTTCTAGACTTTCATCTGCTACCTCAGCATTAAGCTCAGCAACACTCCATGCTCTTAAGTCTTCTAAGTGTTTAGGCTTTGGAGCTGTTCTGTTAGCTTTATACTCAGGATAGATTTGTTTCCTAAAGTTATTAGTACCTGTTAGGAAAGCTCTGTAAGAGCTAGCACCTGTTTTCTCAAGTATCTGATCGAACAGTTCGTTAGCTCTGTACTTAGCTATACCAAAGTCGTCATTCTCTGCACTTGCAGCACATCGAAAGCACACTAAGTCTTGGTCAATTAAAGCTTCCATGATTAAAAGATTACATCGTCAGCTAAGTTGTCAGCAGATACATAGTCTTCACCCATAACAAACTGTTCATACTTTGCAGCTAAAGCCATAACTTGATCAGGTGTCAATGGACTACCATGAGTTGCTAGTGTAGCTACTGCATTAGATAGTGAGCTTTGGCGAACAATCATACGTTGTCGTAAAGCACGTTCTTCTTTTGTTTCGTAGTTACTACCTGTTACTCTGTTGGTAGGTTTGGCTGTTGATGCTCTCGGTGCAGATGTCGAGGCTCCTCCTGCACTAGCGTTTGTAGGTGCAGGTGCGACCTCTCCATCAGCTAATACTTTGGTCCAGTTCCAGTAACCTGCATCGTCTTTTTCCATAGCGATGTTTACAGTGTCACCTTTCTCCCATGTCTGTGCTGTTTTAAACACTTCAGGGTTAGAGAATGACATAAGCTTTTTACTGCTTACTCTACCTTGGTCGTCTTTGTATGTTACTTCGACTGACTGGTATTCTCTACCATTACGATTTGTACTTGTTTGTGGTGATGCTACATCAATAATATTAATTTCCATTAATGGTCTCCATGTTACCCCATGTAGGTCCAACTTCACATTCAACTCTCATGGGTAGATTAAATTTATGTCCGAATAACTTTTCAAAGTTACTAGGTACATCGTTAAAACATTTCTCAACAATGCTAACTATACTATTATTATCCCATACTTTAGGATCAAAGTCAAGTATAATTGAGTCATGGACTGTATTAATTAGTCGGACTCCTTCTTTGTTGAGTATCCTATTGCGTAATGAAACC